TATGTACATGGGAGAACAAATTACTTGTACAGGTAGACAATACCTTCGTCAGATGATTAAGTTTTTTATGAAGAAAGGTTACACACCACTTGTAATGGACACGGATGGTGTCAACTTTTCTAAACCTGAAGGGTGGGAGAATAGACGTTACATCGGTAAAGGACTTAATTGGAAAGTTAAAGAGGGTAAAGAATATGAGGGGGATGACGCCGACGTTGCGGAATTTAATGACTTATTCATGAGGGGTGAGATGGCGTTAGACACTGACGGTACTTGGCCATCTTGTATTAACTTAGCCCGTAAAAACTATGCAGTTATGGAGTCAAGTGGTAAAGTTAAATTAACGGGTAACACAATTAAATCTAAAAAATTACCACTGTATATTGAGGATTTCTTAGATAAAGGTGTTAAACAATTACTCGAGGGTAAAGGTCAAGAATTTGTTGAGTGGTACTACGAGTATGTACAGAAAATATTTAATTTAGAAATTCCTTTAATGAAAATTGCTCAAAGAGCTAAAGTTAAATTATCGTTAGATGATTATAAAAAACGTTGTACTCAAAAAACTAAAGCGGGGTCACTAATGAGTAGAATGGCTCATATGGAATTAGCAATCAAACATAATCTAAATGTTCAGTTAGGGGATGTAATCTATTATGTTAATAACGGATTGAGAGCGTCTCATGGAGATGTTCAAAAAATTACTAAGACTAACTATACCAAAAAGGAGTTAGATTTATTTACCCAAGAAAATGGTAAAGAACCTGAAGACAAAAGTACCTCAACAATACAACTTAATTGTTATATGTTAGAACCAAATGAGATTGAAAATAACCCAAACCTGAAAGGTGAATATAACATACAAAGAGCAATTACCACTTTTAATAAAAGAATCGCACCACTATTAGTCGTGTTTAAAGAAGAAGTTAGAGATGGATTAATTGTTAATAACCCTGAAGAACGTGGATTCTTTACTAAGGACCAATGTGAATTAATTAATGGGGTACCATTTAAAGAGGGTGACCAAGATACTTTAGAGGAAGTATTAACTTTGTCTGATGGTGAAGTTAAATACTGGGATAAAAGAGGAATGAGTCCTGAGTATATCTATGAACTAGCGTCCGAAGGGTGGGAAGAGTTTATTAATTAACCCAACTTCAACCCATCAGATGAAATGATATACCATACATCATCCATCATAAGAAATTCAACACAAGCCCCTTTATCGATTAAAATTTCATCATAGTACTCATCAATCTTATTTTTAATAGGAACGATGAGTACTTTTGTTAATGCTTTAATAACAATATATTCTGTTGTATCTGAGTTTAAAGTTATTTTTGATTGCTCAACATCTTTAACTAATATAAACTCTTCTCCATTAGTAATGTAGTTAGGTTCTTTAACGACTAATCTAAGGTCGGGTTTTTGAGACAATTTAACTGCTTGGAGGGTTTGGGCGTCCTTATCCCCAATAAATATTTTGTCACCAATTTGTTTTCTACCAAAGTTTTTTCTCATTGTCATATTATATTACGTAGATTTGTCTTGGCATCGCTCTAAACTTAAGTGATTTATTTAGATTCTCGGCCAACAGAGCTTCACGCTCCATTACTTTATCAGGTTTTAATCTTGCTAAAGTACCTTCAGTACCAACTAATTCCTCAACTAATTTAAGTTTTTCATCTTTACCTTCAGTCAATAAACTAGTGTAATCCATAGTTAACTCACTATCAGGGGTCTTAATGTTACCACTAAATTTACCTCTAACTCTACCTAAAGTTTCTTTACATGTTGCAATAAAATATCTTCTAACCCATTGTTGTGCGGGATTATTTAGGTCAGTCCATGAAAATTTATCTAATGGAACATCTGAAGGCATCTTAATAATGTCGGGATTATTTTTTAAACATTTGTCTCTATCTTCAGGACCAACATCATAGTACCAATACCAAACTTTACCTCTATTCATACTCTGATTACCAAAGTCAAATTTACCGCCAGGTGTGTTCATTAAGTGAAGAGCCTTTTTACCGTCAGGTAATGCCGTAATTGTGTAAGTTAAATCTCCTGCAATAATTCTTCTTTGGATATTAATCTCTTGCATTCTTAATAACATGTCAAATGCTGGCATCATAAAATATGACCCCGACGCACCCATTTGAGCAAAACCACCAGGTCCCCCCATTCCCCCGCCACCTAAACCACCAAAGGTCCAAGGGTCGAATAACAATCCATTTAATTCTGAGGGGGTAAACCACAACACTTCGTTAATCTCTCGATTTGCGGGGATTTCATAAATCTGTTGGTTAGGCACTAATTGTACATAATCTTTTTTAAGAACCCAATCACCACCAGCCTGCAGACCAACAATTTTAGAATACGCATATGTATACCTCGTTTCAAAGTCTAATGTCTTTGTAATGAAGGCTCTTGATAAAGATTGTGTATCTAAGTTTAATCCCCATAGATTTGACCACTGAGATTCGATTAACCAATTTTGTACGTATTGAGAGTAGTCATCAATAGCAAACTCTAATAACGTATCCATTTGTTCATCCACTAATTCGACAGAACGTAGAGGCGCCCCAAGTAAATGTCTTACTTTATTAAATAATGGGGTTCTTTCATTTTCAGGTATTATTGCCATGTGTTTCGTTTATATATAAATATCAATTTAGGTCGTAAATTAAATCGGATTCGGGGAAAACATATTGACCTCCGATTATCTTAGTATTTTTATTACTAAAAACTAATACATCTTTATTATTTTTTGTGAAAATTAACCAATCGGTTGAATATTTTTTAACGTTAGCGGAACCTGACACATGAATTTCCCCGTCAATATTTTTAATATAGGTGAATGGTTTAACTTGACTAGTTAACTTAACACCGTCAACAATAATTTCACAGTCAATACCCCCAATCATATCTTCCTTACTCCCTAATTTACCAACAGGAATTACATTTTCATCACCAAATTTTTTCTTAAGGATTCTAACGGTCTCATCTTCTCTTTTTTGACCCCACGTATTTGTTTGTGTCAAAATTTTCATTAAGTTTTGAAATGTTGCCGACTCTTGATTGAATACTCTAAATTTATATTCGTCTAATATTTTAACAAATTTTTTAACCTCACTGATTTGTTCGAAAGGTTTTAATCCAATCATTTTAATCTCAGGTTTTCCTTGAGATTTAAGTACTCGATTAATATCATTTAATAGAACACAAAAACAACTATAATTAGTGTTTAATTTATTAATTACAGAACGACCTTCACCTTCTAAATTATAAACCCCTGACATTTCACCATCAGCAAATTGATTGTTTTCGTAAAAATTTTCAGGAAAAACTTCCCTCATAATTTTATTAATACTCATTTTAAAGATTTCTTTAACCCTTGGGTTAATATTGAACACAAATCTAATCGCCTCATTTACATCTCGACTACATCTCTCGGATTTACCTTCAGAAATTATGGTTCGTAATGTGGCACTTTCATTTATTTTAGATTCAATCTTTAAATTATACAGTTTATTTACAAAATCCCAATTAACACACTTCCAAAAGTTTTTAATATAGTCATCTTTTTTATTTCGGTATTTCAAATAGTATGCGTGTTCCCACAAGTCTAACCCAAGTATGGGGTAACCACCATCTTCAATAGTGTTCATTAAAGGATTGTCTTGGTTCTCGGTTGAAACAATTTTTAATTTATTAGATTTTGTTAAAACTAACCAAACCCATCCAGACCCAAATCGTTCTTTCGCAACCTCTTCAAATTTAATCTTAAAAGTGTTGTAACTTTTGAAATCTTTATTAATTTGAGTTAACACATCCCCGTTAGGTTTTTGTGTTTTTGGTGTTAACATTTTCCAAAATAATGCGTGGTTAAATGCTCCACCAGCATTATTTCTAATATTTTTATCAAATCTACTAATTGATTTTATGATTTCTTCTAACTCTAAATCCCCATATTTCTTTTTACTTAGTGCGGAATTTAACTTATCAACATAACCTTTATAATGTTTATTATAATGGTAGTCCATTGTTTCGGCGTCAATAAATTGTTTTAGGGATGAGTAGGCATATGGTAATCGTTCGATACCAATTCTTTTCATTTCGTTTAAGAAAAGTTTTTGATTCTCATTTTTTTCAACCGTTTTAATTTTTTCGGTTATGAGGTCAATTTTTTTTTCAATGTTTTTCATAAGGCTTATTTTATTATTATAAATAAGCGGAAGTTTCAAATTATCTGCGATTGTTTATTCTATTCATCACTTCTTCAATAAAGTCGGCCTTATCTAAATTGTCCCCCATAACGGTTTCAAATATATTTTTCTTCTTTATTAAGATGTCATAAATTGCCCCCTCAATAGTGTTTTCAAATATTGGGTAATAAACCGACACATTAGATTTTTGACCGTATCTGTATGCTCTATCTTCCGCTTGTGAGTGGTCTGAGGGAACAAAAGATAAATCATTCATAATTACGGCCTCAGCGGCGGTTAGGGTTAACCCAACACCTGCGGCCTTTAAGTTACCAACAAAAACCGTAATCTTTTCATTATCCTGAAATTGGTCAACTGCGTGTTGTCTCATAGGTTTAGAGGTTGACCCATCTAATCTAACCGCTTGTTTACCAAAATGGTCGGCAATTTTATTTAATGTATTTGTGAAATTAGTGAAGATAATTACCTTTTTTCCTTGGTCAATTATATTCTGAGCTAATTCAATCGTATCGTTAATTTTTTCTTCTGCAATGACTTGTCTAACTTTCATTAACTTGCTAAATTGTACCGTTAAAGATGAAGATTCGTCTGTTTTATTTTCATACCAATCATAGTACTCTCCCATTAAACCTTCATATAATTTAGATTTAAGTCTTAGATAAACTGGTGATATTATTTTGTCAGGTAAATCAAGTACCTCAGTTTTTAAACGTCGTAATACTTGTCTTGAGGTTCGGTCTCTTAATTCCTCTAAGTTAGATGCCCCTGTAACATTCCAAACTTTTCTGTTTCCAGCCTTAAATTGGTACCCCTGACAATACCTAATTGCGTACGCCATCCAATTCTGAGCAACAGGACTTTCAATGAGAGATAACAAATTAAAATAATTCATCGGTCTTGATGTCATTGGTGTTCCTGTTAATAACCAAAGTTTATCAACACTTTTAACAAAACTATTAACTAATTTAGTTCTTTGAGCTTGACCGTTTTGTACATAATGAGCCTCATCAATAATGATTAGGTCAAAATTACTTTTATATATTTCAGATTTTTCTTTATCTTTTAAATCATAAAAATTTTTAAGAATGTCGTAATTAACAATTATAAAATCGTGTTCTTGTGAGAAGTTTTTTCCTTCGGCAATATAAACGCTCCTATCTGTATAGTTTTCAATCTCTCTTTGCCAATTTATTTTTAAGGACGCGGGGCAAATAATTAATATTTTCTTAACCCCCGTTTCTAATGCGGCAATAATTGTTGAGGTTGTTTTTCCTAACCCCATATCATCTGCGAGAATAAATCTTTTAGACCCCGCCAGTTTTTCAATAGCAATTTTTTGATGTTCTAATGGAGGTCTGTGAGAATATTTTGAATAATCTATATTAACATTTTTAATTGTGTGTGTCTTAATCAAAGCTCCTTTGGGTAACCAAAACTCGTGTATGGTTTCCCCCGATAATACTTTTCCCCAAACATGATATGATTTGTCTTTCTCAACCAATAACTTCTCAACCCAAACTTGTTCAGGTATTGTTGTTAATAATTTTTCATCTGCAATTTTTTTGGCAAAGTAAGGGTCAAGGTCAACCCATTTTTTTCCAACTTTAGGAGTTACATCGTAATAATTAATAATATAATCAGATTGGGCTCTTGTGGGATAAAATTTCTTATTAGATTCTTTTTGGGTTTTTAATTTTAGGATATAGTTATTTGCCCCTGAATAAGTTTCAAGTAATTCTAATGCTCTTCTCTCTAATAGAGGTTTGTTATTTTCTATATTATTTTCCAAAAGATTTGGTTTGAGTTAAAAATAAGTAATCTTTTAATATTTATCAATATGTCAACTAATAAAGTTCCAATTACTAGAATAGGTAAATTCTTCGGAGATGAAGATTTTAATTTAGACCTCTCAATCGGGGAGGAATGGTTATACGGCGATATGAACTTCACCTTAGTTCTTTATCGTATCGATAGATTGAAAACAAAAACCGATGATGTTTATGGGGAAACTGTTAGTGACGGTATTAAATTTTTACCTCCAATAGAGTTTAAAGGGTATGTTCAAATTATGGCTCCTGAAAATAAATATTTAGGAAATTCCAAAATAGAACAGTTTGAGCCAGGGAATATTAAAGTTTCAGTTTACCAAAGACAGTTGGATGAATTAGGTATTGATATTAGTTATGGTGATTACATTGGTTATTATGAAACAGAAGATAAAGTTAGATACTATACTGTAAATAATGACGGAAGGGTTATCTCGGATAATAAACACACGTACGCAGGGTTTAAACCGTTTTACAGAACGATTATGGCTTCAGCAGTTACTAATAATGAATTTAGAGGTTTATAATGAAAATATTAATTAAAGAAACACAGGCATTAAGATTGTTAGAATTAATGGATAATAATTCGGAAGAAAATTCTGAAGATGAATTTAAAGGTAAAAGAGTAATGGTTTATTATAATTTACACAAACATACTTTTTCTGTAACATATAAATCAAAAGTTATATTACATGCGGATTACGTTAAATTAAATGATGTTGAGTTTAGAGTTAGAAAAGGTGGTAAAGACCGAGTTAGAAGTGAAATGTCAAAAAATGTTCACGCGTTTGTTATTGGTGATTTAGTTGATTATTGTCAGTACCCATGTGAAAATATTCCTGAAGAACCAACAGATAATGTGGTCACATATAACCCTTACAAATATGATAGTTTTGTATATAAATCAGATGAAAGACCAGTATACAAAGCAAAAGAAGTTGACATGGTTAATTTAAAAAACAAACTATTCGTAATAAACGAAATAAAAAAATATTAAAATGCCGTTACCTAAAATTAAGAAAAACATCCCTTTGACGCATCCAAAAACCCTTCTACCAAGAAGACAGGAATTGGTTGATAAGATTAATAGAGACGGTACCTATCTTCCTAAGTCAATCTTACATGCAGATTTAGATGGTGGATTTTTGGATTTTGTTAAGACAGAATTAAAAACTGTTGTTGATGGAAAGGTGATTCCTATGATTGATATTTTAATTACAACTCAAAATTGGGCTCAATTCACGGAAACTTGGAATATTCAAAATATTGATAAAAACACTGAACCACCGTTCATTACTGTTGTTCGTGTTCCTGAGGTTAAGTTTGGGACTAATCCCGCAACTCTATATAACATTCCTAATAGAAAACAATATTTCTACGCTCAGGTACCTACTTGGGACGGACAAAGACATGGTGCGGACGTTTATAAAATACCTCAACCTGTACCTGTTGATATTACATATAATGTTAAGATAGTTTGTAACAGGATGAGAGAACTAAACAGTTTTAATAAAAATGTACTTGAAATGTTTGCGTCAAGACAAGCCTATACCGTAATTAAAGGACATTATATTCCAATAGTGATGGGAAACATTAGTGATGAATCTGTTGTAGATTTAGAGAAAAGAAAATATTATGTACAAAGTTATGAATTCACATTACTTGGTTTTTTAATTGATGAGGATGAGTTTGAGGTTTCTCCCGCGGTTTCTAGAATTTTACAAGTTATTGAGCTTGAATCACAGGGAACAAGAAAACGACAAAAAAAACTTTTAACTTCCGAAAGTGCAACTTTAGATGTTTTATTTGTTGTTGGAAATAATATTATTACACAAATTTTTGATTATACAGTTGACCTAAATTTGGTCGAAACCAACAATGTTGAATCATTTGAAGTGTTCATTAATAACGACTATTACGGTATGGATATCGAACAAATTCAGTTAAATACTAACGACACTCTCAGATTAATTGTCACTAAAAATGACATAGATAAAGACAGTATAATTAAGTTTAGTGATATATTAGTTTAATTCTCACCGTATATATCGGGTTTTTCTTTACATTTCTCAAAAATAAGTCTTTCTAAGAAACGATACATCTTTATCCCTCTTTTTTCGCAATAGGTCTTTAAGACATCGTGAGACTCAACTGATATCTTTAAATTCTTTATTTTTTTTTTGTTGTTATCCATGGTAGAAAAAAGGCAGAATTTATTCTCCCTAATAATAAATACTTGCAGGAAAGTAAAGTATTTTGGTTTTTTTCAGAATATTTATCTATAAAATAAATTAATTAAGAAAACACAAGACTAATGGCAACAAACAGTAAAGTATTCGTATCACCTGGGGTGTATACTTCTGAAGTCGATTTGAGTTTCGTAGCACAGAGTGTAGGGGTTACTACACTAGGTATTGTAGGGGAGACAATAAAAGGTCCAGCCTTCGAACCTATTTTTATTACAAACTTCGACGAATTCTCAACTTACTTTGGAGGAACGTCTCCAGAAAAATTCATAAATACGCAAATACCTAAATATGAAGCGTCGTATATCGCTAAATCTTATTTACAACAATCTAACCAGTTGTTTGTAACAAGAGTATTGGGATTATCAGGGTATGATGCGGGTCCATCATGGACAATAACAACTAAAGCAAACGTAGACCCATCTACAGTAGATTTCTATTGTGAAAGTGCAACTACAGTTAATTGTATCGACACATGTGTTGATTACCAAACAATTGACTTTGCAATCGATTTCTCAGGTTGTAATAACAGTTTCGGTTCAATATCATTTGTTGACCCAACACAAATTCCCGCGGAAATTGCTACGAAATTAGATATTCCATATGAATTGTTTGATGGTAGTTTATCTACGGTTAGAACAAATATGACCAATCAAATTTTTGATATATTAAACACACCATCTTTAGAAAATACATCAATTTATTATTATGGTGCGATTTCAGGAGAAACTTATGACGCGTTTAGTCCTATCTTTACCGCTGAAACAAACGTATTTGGAGTTAATAGTGTTGATGCAAGCGTAATTGATTATGCTGCACCACAAAATGACCCTTGGTATTATGGTTTATTTGATAACGTTGGTAACGCCGCTTATAGTGGTTATTCATTTTGGTCTATTGTTACAGGATTAACTTTAACACCACCTGTTACTACTACAACAACAACGGTACCAGGAACTACAACAACGACAACAACAAACCCTTGTGTTACACCAACACCAACCGCAACAACAACAACAACAACATTTGCACCTGTTAATTGTTACACAGGTACTTTAATTGGTAGAATTTATGTATACTCAGGAACTGCGTTTACAGATTACGATGACTTAGTAGTCGCAACACTTCGTTCAAGAGGTTTAGCAACATACTCAACAGATAATGGTCCCGTTTATGAGGTTAGTGGTTTAACAGATGTTACTATGAACTGTTCAGGTTCATATTCAGGGGTTACTAAAAATCCATACGCAACTTTTGGTATTAACATTACAAGTAAAGATGGGGACACCTATTTCTTTGAAACATCTCTCCAAAATTCTGACCCTAAGTACTTACCAAAAGTATTTGGTTCATCTAACTTCGCAAAACCAAGAACTGTGGTTCCTTTATTTGTGGAGGAAAGATTCCAAGCTTTATTAAACTACGGATGGAGAAAAGGGTTTATTAGAGGTTTAAGTTGTGACTTAACCGCATTACCTGACGCAAGACAAGGTAGTGACCCTACATCAATCGCTTGGTATTTAGAACAATATCAATCACCAACATCACCATGGATTGTATCTGAATTAAGAGGTAACAAGGTTTACAACTTATTCAAATTTACAACAATTGCTGATGGTGAGGCGGCAAACACCGAAGTTAAAATCTCAATCGCAAACATTTCGTTTAATAATGGAACGTTTGACGTATTAGTTAGAGATTTCTTTGACTCAGACGCAAATCCAGTTGTTATTGAAAAATTCACTAACTGTAATATGGACCCTAATGATAACGCATTTATTGCGAAAAAAATTGGTACAACCGACGGTGAGTATGCGTTGAATTCTAAATATGTTATGATTGAACTTAATGAAGATGCGCCAATTGACGCATTACCTTGTGGATTCTTAGGTTTCAATTTTAGAGAGTATGCGGGGGTTAGACCTCCATTCCCAATTATTAAACAAAAATACGATTACCCAGGTGAGGTAGTATATAACCCACCATTTGGTTTATCTTCAGGCGCTGATGATGTAAGAACAAGTCCTGGTGATAATGTTCGTAGAACTTACTTAGGTATTTCTGATACTGTAGGTATTGACGTTGACTACTATTATTATAAAGGTAAACAACTTCCTTTAGATATCTGTACTGATACTACGGGTGAAGATTGGAACTTTAGAAGTAGAGGTTTCCATATGGATAAAAACGCAAGTGGTATAACTGTACCTAACGCATTTGTAACAAGTGGAACACCAGCATTCTATTGTGGTGACGCACCATTTACACAAGACCCTGATTCAGAAGAGAATCCTTACTATAGAATTTACGCTCGTAAGTTCTCATTATTAGTACAAGGAGGATTTGACGGATGGGACATTTATAGAGAATCAAGAACTAATACAGATAGATTTGTATTGGGTAGAAATGGTTACCTAAGAGGTTCATGTCCATCAATTAAGTATCCTACGGCAACAGGTTGGGGTGCATTTAAACAAATTACTGTTG